AATATACTAATAATATCATAAAAAATAGTTAAAAAGTTCAATAATTGTTAAGTAAAAAGTTCAATATTTTATAAATGTTATCCTTTTCACTTTGTTAGGCGACTGTTTTATTATTATAACTTGTTAAATAGAAAAATTGAATTAAATATATTTAATAATATAAATAGTTATAAATAATATGATTAATATAAATAAAAAAGAAAATAAAAAAAATAAACAGGTATTAGGACAGTTTTATACAACTAATCATGAATATATTTTACAAGGTATGAAAATACCAGATAATATAGAAAATATTATAGAACCATTTACAGGTAATGGTGATTTAATTAATTTTATTAAAAAAGATAATATTGAATATAATATTGAATGTTATGATATAGAACCAAAAAAAGATTTTATTGTAAAAAAAGATACAATAATAAATCCACCAAATTACAATGATAAATATTTAATAACAAATCCACCTTATTTAGCAAGAAATAAATCAAAAGATAAATTAGTATTTGATAAATATGATGTAAATGATTTATATAAATGTGTAATTAAGGAAATTTTAACAAATAATTGTTTAGGTGGAATATTTATAATTCCATTAAATTTTTGGTCTTCTATTAGGATAGCAGATATTAATTTACGTAAATTATTTTTAGAAAAATATAATATTATATTATTAAATATTTTTGAAGAACAAGTTTTTGATGATACTACTTATACTATTTGTTCTTTTCAATTTGAACTAAAAAATAATAATATTATTAATAATAAATTAAATATCATTGTGTATCAATCAAAAATAAATATACAAACAGAATTAAATGATGATAATAATTATATGATTGGTGGTAATATTTATAATTTAAAATTAAAAAATACATATAAAATATCACGTTTAACAAAAAAAAATATAAATAAATCAAATACAAATATATTAGTTAAATGCATTGATGATAATGAAAATAATAAAATAGGATTATCATTTGTTAATGATAATGAAATTTATGTTGATGATACACCAAACCAAACAGCACGAACTTATGCAACATTAATAATTGAACCAAAAATAGAGAAAGATAAACAAAAACAATTAATAAATAAATTTAATACATATTTAGAAGAACATAGAACAAAATTTAAATCATTATTTTTAACTAATTATAGAGAAAGTAAAGATATAGCACGTAAAAGAATATCATTTGATTTGGTATATTCTATAACTGGATATATTTTAGAAAATTTTGATACTATATAAATTTTAAATGTATTTTATTTTTTTGAAAATCATATAAACTACCAATAAATATATATTTAATAATATGTTTATATTTTTTTTTATTAATTAAAAATTTAAATTTATTCATATTATTATAACTTGTATCTCCATCTAATATATTAATAAAATATATATTATTAAGAACAACTTTATTAAATTTTATTAAATATTCCATTTGGTATTTAATAAAATCATACACTAATTTCAATGTTCGTGTTTGTGTTCCACCACAATCACAAACAAATTTTAAGTTATAATAACAAATATTATTATTATTTTTTATTATTTTACCATCAAAATTTTCACTCCATTCATATCCATCATCATTTATCATTGGATATTTTTTGTTAATAATTTCATTAGTTTCTATATTAATTCTATCATCTGTTTTATTTAATTTAATTGTAATAATTTTTTCAATTAAGTTTATTTGATATTTTTCACATTCATTTGATTTACCATTTTTATACCATTTTCTATTTTTACGCCATATTTTTGTTTGATAATATGATGAAGGAATTAAAATATTTTTTCGTGTTATATAACCTCTAATATATTTTTGAATAATAATAATATATATTATTTTATTATTTGATTTGTTTGATTTATTCATTATAATGTTATTAATCATTTATTTTTATATAATAATATTTCAATTATTATTATAAATTTTCCCTCTACAATTGAAAAGTGAATAATAATTTTCACTTTTATAATAAATCATTAAAGCATCATATAATATTTATAATTTGTATATTTAATAAAAGTGAAAAAATAATGATGTTAATAGTTGTAATATATATAATAATTTATTTAATTAAATATATCTAAATGTAACAACAATAAAAAATATACTAATAATATCATAAAAAATAGTTAAAAAGTTCAATAATTGTTAAGTAAAAAGTTCAATATTTTATAAATGTTATCCTTTTCACTTTGTTAGGCGACTGTTTTATTATTAT